AAGTGGGATGGTCCTGTGACAGACCTCAAGGAGCAAGGACCCAAAGCTTTCGAAAAATGGAAACAACTGGGTAGCCCAGAAGATGGACCACTGCGTGAACATATAGGATTGAAGCCAGAGGTTTGGAAAGAAATGAGGGACATTCTATATCCAGTTGGGACTGGTCTTAATGCAGTAAGACCGCTCAATAAGACGGGTGGTCGTAAGTCACGAAGCAAAAAGGCTCATAAATCACTATCCAAGAAGGCGCGTAAAACTCGTCGCAGTGTATAACAAATGAATATGTCAACAACAACGTATGAAGTAGTTGGAGACTTTCTAAAAGTTTCTGATACAGGAGGTGTACAAGATGTTAAAACTACATTCAACTATATTAAGAATGGAAATATAGAAATAACAGGACCTATTGAGACCCCAAAAACAATAGCTATACTTAGTTCTACTTCTGATAGTAAAATAGTTATAGATGCTACTGGAATTGATCGTTATAACAAACGCAACTTTAACTATGTTCCAGATTTGAGTGGATTTGTTCAAAATTTAATGAGAGTTATAGGTATTACTGCCCCTGTTGGAACTGGTATACGTGGAGTAAGAGCACTCAAAGGTGGTCGTAAAACTCGTCGTCGCGTTTAGGTCAGTTTAAGTACTCATCTCCAGCACGAACCGCACGAATCGCATTGAGTCCACTTCCAGCCGGTTTTTTCCTTCGTTCAAGGACTTCAATTCTAGAACGAAGACTTGCAACTTCTTTCGTAAGGTCTACCATCGACATACTTTTTTGAACCCCAAGTCGCTTTAATTGTCTAGTAATGCCGTTGGTAGTTCGGCTGACTTCCTTGGCTATTTTAGAGAGAGGGATTCCTTGTTTAACTCGTAGTAAGATGTAGTGGGATTCACCTTCGTACCATTTCTTTCCGTGTCGTTGAGGGAGCTGCATTTTAGAGGGGGAGGAGGTCTGGATACATACGAAAAAATAAATCCGTTTTTACACCATCTGTTTTGCAGTCTCTCTAATAGTCTTTTTACATTTATTGCATCTACACCAATCCCATGAAGGTTCTGTTGTCTTCCATTTAATAAAGAATAGGTTACAATCTTTACATGGTGGTACTGACTTGGATGCCTCTTTTAGTATATTATCATAGTGTTCTTTCTTTTGTAGTTCCTCGGCTAACTTCTTTTGGTTCTCTTCTTTAAATCGTCGTGTGATTTCGGCATTAAATTCAGCTCGTATCTTCCGTTCTTCTGCTTCTTTCTTTTCTTCTTCTGCTTCTTTCTTCTTTCGTATGTCGTCACGAATTTTTTGTTCTTCTGCTTCTTTTGCGAGCTTTAATGCTAGTCTATCTTCTTCCATTTTACACCATTCCCTAAACTTTCGGTCTTCTTCTGCAAGTCGTTCCATTCGCTTACGTTCTTCTTTTGCGAGTCGTTCATTTCTTACTTGTTCAGCCTTCAAACACTCTGGTGATCTCAGCTGACGGATACATGTTAACTTTATCTTCTTAGAATCACTTTCTAAAGCGTTAATTTCCTTCGCATCGATTTCAAACCACGGATCGGGTCTATCTCGTTCACGAGTATAATGTGTATGAACCACTTCGAAGATTGCTTCTATATCATTCCCAAAGACTAGTGCAACGTCAGCTGATTTACGAGAATCGTTGAATGTAAACTTATATTCAATCTTACCTTCCCATATGTGCGATGCGGGTATGATAGTACCATTATTGTATCCACAACCGCATATACAATAACGATGTATATCGATTTCAATCTTGTTATTGAGAAACTCTTTCAACTTGAGTTGAGCATTTCGATGCTGTTGATCAAGTGAAGGATTGCGATTGAAGTATGTACATGGACGGTTGTTATCTTTTTTATGTGAGAAATGTGCAATCCTTACCTCACCTTTTTTCACGAAAACGTCTCGTTTACAGTCGGGACATTCATAATTGATACGTTTGACTGCGTATTTAGGGTCAACGAGTTTAGTAGTTTCCTTGTCTATCGCACCATGCTCAAAATGAGCCATTAGAGTATAACGCAAAAATATATCTAAATCCGTTTTAATACCGTCGAGAATGCTCTCGATGGATCACGTGTAAGTTGCGAAGACTGCGTAACTTTTCATAGAACCAGTACTGGCACAACATCGGTGGTGCGAGTCCTACGTCTACACACATCAACACTGGAACTGAATTGGATTTGGGGGAGAGAACGCGTTCCTTAATCATACGGTAGACTTCAGCCGTAAGTTCAGGGAGAATAGCTTCAATGCGTTTTTGGCGAATGAATGGTCCACCAAAGGAGGTTTTTGGGTAAGGGTCTTGGAGGACATCGTAGATCAAATTACAGCAATGTTTACAGGGTTCCATTTGGGATCTATTAGTTAGTAGATGTGAAATCCGTTTTAGTCCATATCCTTTGGCAAGCTCATCAAACCGTAGACCACACCGAAAAACACGACGGTATGCAGGATGAACCCTAACGCTGTGGGGCATCCATTGACTGCAATACCACCGATCAGCGAGTTGACGAATCGGAATGTGACAGGGTTGGCGACGAGGAAAAACGCAAGGGCTGAGTAGAGTGAATATTTGAACTTTAATCCTTCTGACTTGACTGCCATTTATTCTAGAACACGCATAAAATCACTAGGAAGGCGGCTATCAGTGCGGATGTCAAACCTATATCGAATAAAGCATAGAGTGTCATTGTACAGGTCTTGTGTCGACGCTCAAACTTTCCGTTTTCAAGATCACTTCGGCCGGTTTAGGTTCAGTGAGAAAGACGTTCGTCAATACACGTTCAACCTCCATCATGGCGGTCTTGACCTGAATCATGTCTTGTTCACACTCGTCCCATTTGCCCCAGGGATACCAAATCGTGTGATTGTATTGGTTGTGGTAGTAGAAGGTCAAGATCGGTTGTCCGGTCCAGGACGTACCCATACTGACGTTGGCGAGAGAAGGAATGTGGAAGACTTGTTGGTGGATGCGGATGAAGCGAGGCATTATACCGTTCAATCGTTTTAGGAGTGAACTTCCGTTTTTACAACAGTTTAGCTCGTTCCCTCAACCAGGTTTCGAGTGGAATGTGCGGCATCAACCATTGACAGACTTCATCCGTATACGGTCCATCTTCATGAATGTGATCGTTCACGAGTTTCTCGACACGCCAGAGGATGGCGCTTTCCGAGCGTTTGAGTGCGGCTGCAACCTCGAGAAACGAAGCGGCTTTGAATCGTAGCATGATGATCAAGGTTCGTTCGTCTTCATTCGTCCATCGTTCGTTCTCTTTGACAAGAGGTAATTTGCGCTTCTGCTGTTCAAGTTCTGCGATGCGAGCGTGTAGTGTTGCGAGTTCAGCGTCAATGGCGTTCATAGTGTATGGAAAAAGGAATAGTAGAAGGAGGGACTTACGTTTTCACTTCTTCTTAACTTTTTTTTGACTATAACCTATAATGGTTGGGATTAGGTACGCAAATCCGATCGCAGTGGATCTTCAAAACATCTACATATCTAATTTTGATAATTATCGTACTGAGGATGTTCCAGAGTTTAGACACGCTATCTTGAAGCTTGGTACAGATTCAACTCCCAGTTTACTTGCAGGTAAAACAGAGACTGGGTTTCAAGATGGACCTGCTAATCAGGCTATATTTAATAAACCTATAGATGTTGTATCCTATCGTGGAACCCTGTATGTGCTTGATAGAGGAAATAATGCGATTCGTAAAGTGGACGCTCAAGGAAACGTAACTACATTTGCGAGTGCGACTGAAGGACGTGGATTTAAAGCACCTTTCGTTCGTATGTTATGTTTTACAATTGATTCATCTGGAACGATTTATGTAGTAGTTCGTCATGATCATGGTAGTCATGTGATTAAAATTACAAGTACAGGAGAAGTCACTGTATTTCGCTATCTACTTAATTACTTTGTATACTCAATTGCAGTGAATGACTCTGGACTTCTATATTCAACTTCACCTGAAAAACACTGTATTTACAGAGCAAAACTTGGAGTTGATGATAAAGCTACGGTCTTTGCAGGAAAGGAGCAACAACCTGGAATGGTAGACGCAACTGGAGAACAAGCGCTTTTTAATCAACCTTGGGGACTTGTAGTTGGTTCAGATGGAAATGTTTATGTTGCTGATTTTGACAATCATCGTATTCGTAGGGTTACACCTCAAGCTGTAGTGACTACATTAGCAGGTAATGGAAATGCAATGAGAATGGATGGTATGGATGTTGAATCATCTTTCTACTATCCAATCTATTTAGCGTGGCATCCCCGTGATATGATTCTCTATGTACTAGAAGGTGAAGATGAAGATACTGCGATTCGTAATGTAGATGCAGATACAGGAGCAGTTGCAACTATCTATACTGCGCCTGAAGAAGAAGATAATGCCGACGATGAAGATGAAGAGCTCCCAGCGTTTCTCACACCTCCAACATCTCCTCCTTCAAAAGACATTGAAGCTGGTTCAGGTGATGTCATTTCATCGGATGATATTGAAGAAGGTTCAGTTGTAGGACAGATTGTAGGTGAAGGAGGAACGATTGCAAGAAAAAGTTATTACTTCTCTGCTTCATTACAGAACTTATGGCAACAAGGACCGTCAAAGTTCATAGATCCATATACCCGAAAAAAGATTGTAGATGTAAAGTGGTATAAAGCTCACTTAGTTCCTGAAGGAACATTAGGTGGTCGTAAAAAGACGAGAAAAGTCAAGAAGTCCAAGCGTAAGACACTGCGTAAAAAACGAACCCAGATTCGTAAATCAAAGAAATCTCAAAAGAAAACACAATGAGTTCACATCAATGTTCCGCATGTCGTATGTTTATTTACGACACTCTGAGCGTTCCGATTTCAAAAGATGAACTTTATCACGGATATTACAATCTGAAATGTATACCTGCTATGATTCCCGAACTAGTTCCAGAATTTCAAAGACTTGTCTCTAACCATCGTTTTGATTTGGGACAAGTTCCGTTAAGAAAACATACAACGTATATTGCGATTCGTTTGATTGAAGAAGGATTAGTGAAACGAAAGGGTATTTCGTATCATGGACAAATCTCTAATGGAAAACCATTGATGATGGCTCTTCATTGGATCTATTATTATGTTGAAAAACTCAAACATCTACAATCCATTCATGACAGTCATTCAGGTGGATATAAAGAATCTCCTCCTGCTCCATTACCACCCTATATACTGATGCGATATGAAGACGCGGGATTTGTATCGGTTAAAGACAATTTGCTGTAAAGAAGTATGCAGTTCCTTCAACCTAGATATCTGTTTGAACCTCCTGCATGGTTCTATCCTCGCATCTTGGTTGGAGCAGGTGAAATGCTTACGCCTGCATTTTGTTCCAAATATAAAATTACACACGTTATCAATTGCGCATTTCCAGAAGATTCACCTGCTTGGTTTAGAACGCAAAATCCTACGCGTTACGTTGGACTCAGTGCAGAAGATTCAATGACTGTGAATATTCTCACATGGTATCCTGCGTTTGAACAAGCATTATCCACCTTTTTACGTGAACCTAACTCCAATACAGTCTTTGTCCACTGTCAATGCGGTATTAATCGCTCTGCGTTCTTGGCGCTGACCTATATTACGACTCATTTTTCAATGCCATATGATTCTACCTTCGCACTCTTAAAAAAGCAACGACCTTGTATGTTTACAAATCCAGTCTTCAGGAAGCAGACAGAAACACTTGTAAATGGATGTGTTCCGAATTCGTAAAACGAGAGAGGTGGGAAGTACAGGTTCGTCAATGGGAACTTTAGATTCAATTCATCAAGACCAAGTTCGAGGATTACATACTTCGGACATACAGCGGGATGAATTGACTCTTAAACTTAAGACATTACAACAACAACGCGAAACATTGAGTAATTCAACTGAACTCACTGAGATCGTTAAGTGTTCACAGATTGACAGACAAATTCAAGAAGTTGAAGATGAATTGTCTAAGACGAATCCAGTGGAAGAATACTATATGAAAAACGTAGACATCTTGCTAGATTATTACGGAAAGGAAACCTCAAGTGTTACACAATCTACTCCTCTTCCTAAAGACGCACACACATTCATGAAATTCTTTTCAGCCAATACACCTGCTGTGGATACAGGATTATCCAAGAAACAGATCTTTGATGAATACGTGACTCGTATGAAACTAAGTAATGGTCCAGAAGCAACACAATTATTGACCGAACACTGTCCTGCATGTAATGTAGCGCGTGAAGAGATCAGTTCAGAAGGTATTTTAGTCTGTCCATCCTGTGGATCTGAAGAGTATGCGTTAGTCGTTTCAGATTTTCCAAGTTTCCGTGATCCACCCAAAGACCGAAACAATTACGCATACAAAAAGATTAACCATCTCAATGAGATTCTCAACCAGTTTCAAGCAAAGGAATCTACGATTATTCCCGAAGAAGTGATGAATGAAGTGATCTTAGAAATCAAGAAACGTAGGATTGATAATATTGCCGATATGTCTGAAGAGGATATACGTCAGATTCTGAAAAAGTTAGGACGATCCAAGTATTACGAACATCGTGCTCATATTTTGAGTCGATTGAACGGCAATCCTCCACCAACCATTACCCCTGAAATTGAGGAAAAGGTTAGAGCAATGTTTCAGGAAATTCAGGCGCCGTTCTTGCTGTATTGTCCAAATGACCGAACGAACTTTCTGTCGTATTCCTACATTTTGTACAAGTTCTTTGAGTTGCTGGACTTAGATGAATACAAAGTGTTCTTTCCATTATTGAAATCACGCGACCGATTGATTGCTCATGACACAATCTGGGCAAAGATCTGTGATTATCTGAACTGGGAGTTCATAAGATCTGTCTGAGAGCTTTATTCTCAGCGTTTAAGTAAATGAATAGC